TCTGCTGGCCCTTCATCACAGCAACAGCAGCGTTAGCTGCAGTGACCTCGCCGCCTTCAAGTTTGACTGTCAGGTCTGCCTCAAAAGAATCGTACATTTTACGTGCATTAGGCGGAAGTTCGATTCTGATAGTGTTGTAGGCCAGATCAGGCAAGTCAAGGTGATCGAGAGCTGCCATCCGCAACACTTTATCGTGAAGCTTCGCTTGGATTCGCTGTTCTCCATCTGATTTCAACTTCCATTCAAAGCCATTGAAACCTGACGGGTAGAAATACTCATCACGAAATCGTGACACGTAAGGCCCAAACGTGGCCCCCTGGTCAATGATTAGCTGTGGACCAAATATGTCCAATAGGCTATTGGGCGCGGGTGAACCAGTGAGGCCCCAGCGGCGGTTAAACTTATTGAGCATTGTCTTCAATGTCTTGAAGCGTTGCGACTGCGTATTTTTCAGATACGAAATCTCATCCACAACAAGGATGTCAAAGGGCCATGGTGCCCCATTCAGCTTATGCCCCAACCAGCCTAGGCCTTCATAGTTGATGACGTAAATGTCATGGTTGGCAGCCAGCACTTTATCTTTCTTGCCACCATGCAGTACGCCAACTGAGTAGTGCGCAAACTGTTCCCACTTACGCGTCTCATTGGGCCACACCGCATGCACAGGCCGCAGTGGCGCAACAACTAACATTTTGCTGCCCATCTCTGCAAGCCGCAGCGTACGAAACGCCGACAGCACAATGGCAGTTTTGCCTAGGCCCGGATCCAACCACAGTTGGCCTGAGCCGCGTTCAACCAGAAACTTTACAGCTTCTTTCTGATACTCATGCGGTTCCCAGAACACTATCAATCCCTTCTTTTGAGTTGATCACAAAAACTTTGTGACCGCGTATTTGCAATTGCTCATGCACCTTTTCTTGCATAGGGGAGACCATACCGCCTGGGCGTTTAAGCTCCACCCACAGCACCTCACCGTTTTCAAGAGGCACAATGCGATCGGGCCATCCACGAGAAAACCGCACGTTCAGTTTTAATGACATGATGCCATATTTTTTGCATTGCTTTGTGAAGTATGCTTCAAGGTCACGCTCAAGGATAACGCGTGTCACCATTTGCAAGGGCCGCCATTGTCTTTTCTGAAGTGACACCACTTGCAACCGTACTCTGGACGTGGCGCAAAGATGGTGTCTTTTTCAATGCGGTAGATGCGGTTGTCAATCCACAACTTCAAACTAGGAAACTCTTTGCGTGTGATGACGTCGTATGACTGCGTCTTTTTAAGGTCCACGTACACGATGTCAAGATTGACCAGCTCAACCTCAGGGTATGCCGCAAGCACCAGTGCTGCGTAAAGCTTCAGTTGCTCTTCGTAGTAGCGTTCCTTGCCAGTTTTCCAATCCGCAATGTAGGCTGTGGTGCCATCAATCGTAAAAATATCGAGGATACCTCGAAGCCACGCATCTGGGTCAGAGAAGCTGCAAGGCGACCAATCGCGCTTGATGCCAAGCTCAATCTCAGGCTGTACTTTTTTTGACTTTAGCAACTCAACGTAATCATGCCAATACGTCAATTCAGGTGAAAGAAGCGTAAGGCCTATAAGTGACTTTTCAAGCTCTGCATGGATTTGTTTGCCACGCTCAGCAGCATCGCCTGACGGCTCTTTGAGATGCATGATGCGTATGAATTTGTACTTTGCGGGGCACTGCTCATAGAGCTTTATGCTTGAATGTGAAAGACTCATTTTGTTTCCTGATAGTTATTGCCAACCTTGTAGTCACTGATCATCGGTACATCCATAGCCAAGGCGTTGCACATGGACCACATTAAACATTCAGCCTCACGCTCAATAGCATCAACCGGGGCTGAGATGACCAGCTCGTCATGCACACTAAGTAGCAACCGGCTGCCTTGTCGCTTTGTTTGATACAGCAGCATTGCAGCCTTGGCCTGATCAGCGGCAGAGCCTTGAATCAACAGATTGACGCCTTTGTAGTCAAACTCACGACGGCGGCCATTGATGACTTTAGGGGGCTCCATTTTGACCAGCCGACCGCCTACAGTTTTAAGTGGTTGCCCCAGCTTGTAGCGTTGCCGCATGGTTGCCTGCATGTCTTTAAGACCTGGAGCCACAGCTGTGGTGTATGCATCTACAAGTGTCTTTGCCATCTCAAAATCTACGCCTAACATATCAGCAATCTTGGTGGGGCCTGCGCCATACAGAATTGCGAAAGACACACCTTTTGAGTAAGTCCTTGACACCTCACGGCCAACAGCTTGGGTCATCATCTCTGCTGCGTAAGTATGCAAGTCAGCACGGGCATCGGCTTGGTACTGCTTCATCAGGTTGCCACCTTCAAAGTGCGCAAAGATCCTGAGCTCCTGAGCATTGAAGTCGCATGCCACCAGCTTATGGCCTTCATCTGCCAAAATGAAACTACGGATCAGTGGCAAGGGGGACACCAAAAGCTCTGGTGGTATATCCACCTTTGGGTAGCGAATAGGGGCATTCTGGAAGTTCGGAGTGCTACTGAGCCTGCCTGTCCGTGTGCCGCCTCGTTCACCCCTAACGCTATTCCAATTAGTGTAGATGCGACCGGTGGTTGCTGATGCTTCCAGCCATGAATCGATGAATGTGGATAAGCATGTTGACAAGTTGGCGCGGTACCTAAGAACATCCTTAAGGTGGTGGTGCGTTAGCATCTCCTTAAAGGCTTCAGTGGTAGCTTGTAGCTGGCCTTTGTCGGTTGTAGGCCAGACTTTACTTTTGTCCCAGAGCTCAGATTGATAAATACTTTCGACCAACTGTTGGTCGCTATCAACATTCAATTCAGGAGACCCTAACAATGCGCGGACCCAAACATTACATGCCTCAATGTCTTTTACTGCTTGTGCTTGTGCAGCAAGCAGACCTTCACGATCTACACGTACGCCTAGACTTGAGTTCTCAAGCAGCATCGGTATCAATTCAATCTCACGCTGGTAAGCAACAAGCTGATCGGGCAAAACCTTCTCAGCCAAGAACTCGTAAAGCTGTGAAGTAAGCCGGACATCAGCCTTGGCGTAGCGGCCTACCAACTCGGTGGGACCTTTGCAAATGTAGGCACCCCAGGTGGATTTCTTTTTCTTGGCCTCAGGCACATTCTCAATGATCCATGCCTTAAGCTCATCACGCTCTTCAGGCTCAGCGATGCCCCATTCGACAACCAAGTCTTTTAGGGAAAGAGACCTAACATGCGGATCAAATAGAAAAGCAAGAATAAGGGTATCATGCACACGCCGATGATCAGGCATAGATAGCCCAAAATGAACGTCAATGACATCAGCATCGAACATAGCATTATGAAAGCACATATCACGCTCACCAGCGTAGATCTTAGAAAGTAAAGCATGCACTTCATCCTTTGTGCTGTTGTTGTTATGCAGATGGTCAAAAGCGTAGTACCCATTAGGCACCTCGCCTTCAGGGTCAAAGACAGCAAGGCCTACCGGTTTTGGCGGATACTTAGGCCTTGCTTCAATGCCTTCAGTTTCAAAGTCAAGAAAGATGGGTTTCATTACATGAAGTATTTAAGACGTGGGTAGCATTGCACGTCAATGATGATGTCGGACATCAATCCGGAAACAAGGCGTTTTGAGATGATAGGTACAGCACGCATGTTGCTGCCTTCACACTCATGAATTGCATTGATGACCTCATTGCGGCTCATTTGCTGAACCCTGGGGTCAACCATCAATATCACTTCAGGAGGTGAAGGCGGCATAATGGTGTTGCATGCAGCGACAGGAATGGCGCACAAAAGACACATGATCTTTTTCATTGCATGCACCTTTGTTGTTAGAACCGAGTTGACTGAGCTGCAGGTGCTGCGGCTTCGGCCTCATCGCCTTCATGCACACCTGCAGATTCAACTGCCTTAGTTGCCTCAATGGCGCCACGTTTCATCAAAGCCTGCAGCACTGCAGAATCCTCAATGGCCTTGACCATGGTGAAGTTGACCTTAAACTGCGTCTTGGCATCGGGCACCACAGCAATTTCAGTGATGACGCCTAGTGCTGGACGCCGCAAAGTTGCTGCAATGGTTTGGATGTACGTGGCGTAGTTGCGCAGGCTGGTAACAGGTGGGCGCAATGCTGCAACCTCAGCAGCCTCGACAGCTGCAGCCGAGCCAATGCTGTCTGCGGGGATGACCAATAAGCGGCGTGTCTCACGGCAAGCTTTGCCTTTGCCACCGCTAGTAGAGCTACCCCATTCATTCTTAGGGCAGCCTTCGCATGTTGCGTTTTCAGGAGCCTCAACACTGGCAATAGGGCCCATGCCTGTAGCACTGATGGCGATTGCAAAGCACTTTGGTGGAGTGGCCTTGGTTGCATCGTACCGTGAGTCATAGTACAGGCGCTCGATGGGGCCTGCAATGATGACGCACTGCAGTTTGTTGTTGGCCACAGGGTTGCCACGGTAGGTAAGCACACCGGACTTGGTGGAGAGGAATGCGGTGCCAAGGGTTGATTGCTCAGCCTTAACACTATCCATTGCCATTGCGGCAAGCTGATCTTCAAAGAGAGCCAACTGGTTCTCAGGGGTGACTGCAGGGGGTTTAGCCATGATAGGGATCCTTTGTAAATAGAAACAAGTTACTAGTTTTTGCGACGAACAACCACTTCCCAAGAACTGGTCGCAACAGTTCCTGGTATTTCTTTGCCAGCTTCCCAACGCTCACGGATAGCTGCCGAAGACAATCGTTTATGGAGCAATTCAAACTCACCTGTTTGCGCCACGTGTTTGTAAAAAGCATCCCAATCGGTGATGGCAGGGTGCGTAACTTTTTTCATGTTGCATGAAGCTTTATCAGACGCGGCCTGTGAGATGCCTGCGTTGGACATTTGCTCCATGATGTCAGCCTCAATGGCTGCCAGCTTTTCGTTGCATTGCTTGACCTGCTCAGCCAAATCTTCCTTGACTGCCTTGACTTCTACAAAGCGGTCGATAAGTTCACTGATTTTCATGATGTTGCTTTCTTGTGTGCGTTGAGAATGTTGATGATGCCAGGCTCAGGTGGGTACCAGCCTGCAGGTTTGACCACATCATACTGGTTGCCACGGATAGACCGCTGATAGTCATTGGCAGGCACTTTGGACATATTGCAATCATGCACCACAGCAAAGATTTCATCAAGCGGTAGCCCCATTGCATGGGCCATCCCCATGGTGACGTAGATGAGGTCAGCAAGTGCATCGGCAGCATCGACCAAGGATCCTTCCTCGCAAGCTTTCAAATGCTCTGAGAGCTCCTCCATGATGAACCTAGCAAAGTAGCTGGTTTGCTCAGCAGGCAGAATGTGTGGGTGGTCACCAATAGGCAAGCCCACCTTGGTGCGGAACTCTTTGACTTTGTCGTACATAGTGTGATAGCGCATTACGCGGCCTCTTGAAAAGTGCAACCTGACCAAAGATCGGACAGCCACATAGGTGGAGGTTTGTTGCCTTTGAAGTACACCATGGGCATGGTTTGCAGCTTGCTGGCGTAGTACTTGCGGTAGGATTCGACGTGGTCGGCTGATTTGTAATCGTCAGGCATTGCCAGTGGCGGAGGCTGCCACAACAGGGGCAGCTTGTACATAGCAGGTGGAGCTTGTGTAAGCTGGTCAACTAGCACCTGGTGTGACTTGTGCAGCTTGAGGTAGCGCAGTTTGAACTGGCGGCCAAGCGTTAGGCCGAGCTCGACAACCCAGTCATAGTGGAGCCTGCTTTGACGCACCCAGATTGCACTTGGATGGTTTTTATGAGTAGGCCTATAGGTTACGGCATCGCCGTTGTCGAAGTGGTGGTGGGCCGTGGCCAGAAGTTGGCAGGATTCGATGAGCATTTTGCCGACATGCTTGTCGCAATGCATGCTGCCTGCAATGGTAGGCAAATGGTGGAGATAGAACACATTCATATATACCTTTCAACAATCAGTACTGCAATTATACAACAAGAAGAGTGGGGACTAGCCTTGCACAAGCGGCTCCGTCTATCACGGTAACATGCCGGGACTAGCCCCCAAAAACTTATGCCAAAGCCAGCAGAGCTTCGACGGCTTGATTCTTGATGTTAACGCCGCCGCCAAACCATGCATTGGCCAGCCGAGCATCGCCTGTGCGGGCTGTTTCCCAATCCATCAGCTGAGTCACGGCATTGAGGGCGCCCCATGCGGTGCCTTTGGAAGACTCCAGATCAGCACCGATGCCAGCACCGTCAAACAGTGCCAATGCACGTTGTGCTGCGCGGCTAGGTTTCTTGTCGTCACCGCCGAGGAGCTTGGTGAATACTGCCTGGGCTTGCATGCTGGACACTTTGACACCAGCCAAGAACTTGGCGGTATGCTCAAAGGCTTTGAATGCGTCGTTGATGTTGCCGAGATCAGATTTCACAGCGGCTGCATTGAACACTGAGTTGTGGCGGACACTAACTTCTGCCTTGCCACGTT